TCTGCACTGCTCGATAGTTTCTTAATCTCTCTTGCCATTGTCTTTACCTTTCTCATGGGGTTGCTCCATTTTAATATGTTGATATGTCAGTGCCAAAAAACTCTGTGTCTGGGTAAGTGTTTGCAAGTGGGATGATCAACCGACCGACCCCACAACCTATCTCGGCTACTCGTTTACCAGTCATGATCGGTGGGAATGTCTGTATCAGCTCACCAATACAATCTTCAGTTGGGACGTCGCATATAAACTTTGTGTCTACCTCTGGATCTTGAGCCGCCACGTCCCAGTAGTTTCGCTCTAAATCGACCCGCTTCATCTCGGTTCAAATCCATCAGGGTAAAAGAACCAGTGTTGCTCGTGGTCAGTGGCGATGTGCTTACCCTTGTACCCAAACTGAGCCAAGTATTCCTGCACCTCACCATTCTTCAGACCGTAGTCACGCTCACCTAGGTCGGGGTGGATTGAAACGAATACTAATGGGTGGTGCTTTTTAAGCGTGTTCTTAGCCCCTCTAAGCGCTAAAAGCTCCGCACCCTCAATATCTATCGTGATTGCGTCTGGTGGCGCGTACTGTAATGCTGCTATGGCGTCTATAGTGGTCATTGAAACCTTGTCGAGGTTGTCGTGAATATAGGTATAGGCATTTTTGTCCACTAAGTCGCCTTTGGCCTGCTTTGGCCATGCATGCGTAATGCTTGTTTCACCCTGCTCTTTATCTCCAACCAGTGCTGGCACGCAGTAAAATGGTGCTACCTCGTAGTTTCTTTCCCAAATGGCTTTAATATTTGGCCAGAATATTGGCGTTGGTTCAATCAGTACCATATTTTCAGGGCCGACCATCTTAGCATAGGCTATGTTCAACCAGCCTTGCTCAGTACCAACATCATAGAGCACCATGCCTTTTTTAAGGTTCTTAGCCATCGCAATGGTGCGTTCCTTTTCCCAGTTCGAGAATACGTCCCAGCTGGCGAGTGGCTCTGGCAAGTCAATGGTGTATATCCAGTCAACTTGATAATCCATGCCAGACAGCGGCATTTTCAAGTAGCGAACGGTTCGCCACTGTATATCTTCGGGCTTGATGAAGTTAGCCAGCACGTTTCACCTCATCGAGTATTGTTTGCCAGCGCTGAATATAGGTATGATCCCGCTTAGTACGCATATGGCCAGCGTAACGGATGTCTTCACGTTCGTCGGTATGCTCTAGGTAGTATTCTATCTGTGACTTCAAAGCATCAAAGTCTCCGTAGGGGAAGGTAGCCATTTCAACCCCTTTAACAAAGTAATCATCTTGACCCATGATACGAGGGAATAGGTTAAACCCACCGCGCCCTGGTGCTTCAAACATGCGGTCTGAGAAGTAGTATGGGTAGTCAAAGTTGAGGCATAGCGTATCACCGACAGCAATCTTGGCATTAGCATAGATCTGATTCAACTCCATCTCGCGCACCGTACCAGTATCGCCATCGCCCCCAACGTGTAAGAAGCGCTTGCCGTACGTTGTCTTGAGCCAGTCGATCAAGTCTGGGCGCCATGTCCACTCTGGGTGATACCCCTTTGAACCGACAAAGATAATGTCGTATTCAACGAGCTGTGGTTCGAGCATTACGCATTCGCGGTCAAACACCCCCGCTGCTAAATAGTGGCCTTTGACATCGGTGTTCTCATTAAACCAGTCAGCCATCAGCTTATCGACAGTAAAGAAGTGCTCAATGGTCTTATAAAACGGATCAGTATCGAGGTCTTTTTGGCGCTCAAGACCCAGCCATAGATCGAGGTGGTAGGTCAACGATGGTATGCCTGCGTCTTTAAGCGCGTTAAAGACCTCCCCCATCGGCATACCTGTTGTTTCCCACCCATGAGTATGTATAAACACAAGCATATCACTTTTGATAGCTTCGGTGTAAATATCATCGCCAGTAGCAACGCCTTCTTGCATTCTAATAACATGATGACCAAGTGCCTCAAGTGACTGAGCGTGGTGATTCTCAGATGAGTAGCTTACTTGGAAGTTGCCTGTGAAAACTATTCGCATATTGTCGTCTCTTTTCTTAATTGCAGATTATCATAAGCGGGTTTGTCCTGGCAAGAGGGGGCGCAGTGACTTCGTTGGTGAGACGACAATGGCGATTGTGGCTGGCCAAAGTTCCAACTAGCGACATACGCCCCCACCTACCGTGACAAATACCTTTTTATTAGCTTTACCGCTTGATCATATCCTACCGCAAACTCGGCTTTATAACCACGATTACGTAGCATCTCAAGCATAAGTTGCTGCTCTTCGACGTGCGGATTCTTCTTGAGAGTAACGCCATCTTTCTTGTAAATATCAGTCGCCTTTAGCTCAATAAACAGGCCGTGATACTTGCCTGATGGATGAGCGATAAAAAGGTCGGGCCAGGCTCGCTTTCCGCCGTTCATACGCTTCACTTGAGTAGCTTGACCCATAGTCAACTTGATACCGCCAAGATCTGTTCTAAATAGCGCATAGGGGTGAGCGACACGTAAATAATCGCATACTTTAATATGTAGGTGTTTCTCTAATTGACGATCCATATACATAAGCATAAGCTAAAATTAGACGGCAAACCAGTCGCGTACCAAGGGAGGTAACAGTGCTAATCACCATTAACGTGGGCGATGAGGCGCTAGACCTCACCGAACACAACTCACGAGTATACCGCTTTCGTCAGCGGCCAGAGGTGGATCATGCCTACTACGAGTCCGAGCACCGACAGTTCTACATCTTCGATTGTGAGCAACTGCTTACCACGATGGAGAATCAAGGCGCAACGCTCATTCTGGCTGAACTTCCCAGCGAGCAAGACGAAGATGCCTTCGTCCGTTACGAGATGTCAACCATCGACGACGAACTGGATTCACTATGACACTCGACGACCAAATCGCCGCCGTTGATCGACGGCTCGACAAACTCAACCGACGTCATCGTGATGTGACTCGTTCGATTGAGCGGGCCAAAGAACAGAAAGCAAAACTACTCCGAGAACGAGACCGAAAGGAGAAACGTGAAAACCTACACGAAGATCGTGTACTGGATCAGCGACCGCCTTCTTGACGGTCTTGTGAAAATCGCTGACGCCATCGAGCGTCGCGCAAGTCGCAGCTGACCCCACAGCTGTGCCACCAGCCCCCGAGGATGTCCCCAGCCGTCCTCGGGGGCTTCCCCTTTATAGGAGACCGTTTTTACGAGCGCAGTTAGTCCAAGGACTCCAGTTTTTATGAGCGTTATACATACCAGCTGCGTACTGTACGTTGTTCTCAGCCACTACTAACCAATCGGCTGCTGGGCGTCCTGATGCTAGTGAGCCATAGCGATTGATTTGGAATAGACCCCACGAGTCATCACCAGTAGACGGATTATAGTTATGACGGCCTGGATCGCCACCAGACTCGCAATACATGATTAAAGCCGCTTGGGGGGCCGCTGCACCGAAATACTTGTTTAACAGCGCTCCTAAGTCCCCACCAACGGCAACAGGCGGCTTAGTTGCCGCCTGCGCTTCTGCCCTTGCCACTTGAATCAAAGGTTTTGAGTTAGCCTTACTCTGTAGCTTTTGCTCTAAATCCTTCTTTTGATCCTCAAGCTTCTGAATATCCGAAGCCTTCGCATCCACCTCGTGAGACTTAGTCTCTAGTTTTTGCTGCACATCATTGATCTGACCTTGTAGCTGGCTGCGCTGATCAAGATCCTTCTGGATTTGAACGGCGCGCTGCTTAAGATATAGCCCAGCGGGTACACCCACCAGCACACAGGCGATCGTTACGATTAGAATGAGTTTCTCTAGTTTCATAATATCCGCAAAACGGACACCCTGATTGTACTTTTGGTTACTCATTTTGTCTAGCTTTTATCAGCCGATCGTACCATCAAGTATTCAGTCTCTTGAGCACTGATATACGGTACTATCTCGCCTGTCTCCTTTAAATGCTTCTTAGAAAAGTCTACAACCTTTTTCTTGTCCAGTACGTTCACATAAAACATGTCTGTCTCGAAGTCTGGCTGTTCGTGTGCCCACTGACGGAAAGCTATTTCATTGACTGATTCAGTCACACGCTTAGCAATCGTTACAGTTGGCCCGTCCTCGAGCTTGAGCTGCTTTAAGCCCAAGCCCTGCATCTGATCCATAGTCTGCTGACGAGCTATCTCGATCTGCTCTTCGAGCTGTTTCTTTTGCTCGAGCAGTTTAAGATAGTTGTTGATTGTGTCAATTGGCTTCACTCTTAACCTCGTCTTTCTTTGGTAGTGCCCACTCTGGCATCTGTGGTAGTGCCCAGAACAGTGTTTTGTTAGTTACCTTGTCATAGTAGCGTTGGTGAGCTGCGGCTGGCTTGATAGCCACCAGAGGCACGAATGTAGCCTCTAAGTTGTATAGATAGCGTCCAATGCCCCATTGTACGGCTGCACGCTTCATAGCGTTGCTCATACCGCCCTTAACAGCCTCTATAGCTGTATTCTCAGCGGCGTCGTACTTTGTTACCCACTCGTCACCGAACTTGATGCCGATGCCACACATGACACCACCGTCGGGCGCGTTCGTAAACTCGTTACGCCATTTGTTAGGGCCGATTACGTTATCTAGTCGATCTTGAATAGCGCGGTTAGTTACATAGGCTAGAACCTGCGCCCAAGGTTTTGCGGCTTTTGCGTCGGCTCGCTGGATCCGCCATTCAATGTCGGCTGGATCAAAGGGAGCTGAAAGCAAGGCGTGTAATTCGCTTGGTTTCATATTCACTGTCTCCTTAACTTATTTTGAGTATGCTTTGAGGAAGTGGGTAACTAGCAACGCGGTTGCTGTTACGAGAAAGTACATTGCTACAACTGTCGTGATGATGTGGTTGTAGTTAGCGAGGATAAGGTATCCTGCTGCGGCGCGAGCTGCGGTCTCGATAAGCCATGCAAATGACTTTGCGAAGTTGAGCGTCTTGCCTTTCTTAGTAGTTTGTTCTGCCATGTCGTCGTCTCCTTTAGGTTTTTGTGCCAGCTCTCATAGAGCCAGTACAGTACGGAGGGAGTAGTTATCGGGATTGCACCGACCATCATGATGGGTTACTCTCAAGCCTGTTATGCGACTTACACGCTCTCCAGAGGGAGAAAGACCTTCTGTACTGTACTTGTCCTATGAGGTTGTCAGGGGGCGTAAGAGCTTTTTAATTTCTTACACTATCTAGTATACTCCTTACGCTCCCCTTTGTCAACCACTTTTACCGACTTTCTGGGTAGATTCTTTACTTTCTCCTGTCGTTCAGATAGACGAAATATGCCACAAAAACGCCAAATACGAAGGCTAACACTAACATCCCTGTACCAGCCCCTACCTGCGGTATAGTGCTTTGTGGTACGAGTTGAGGACTGACTGACGCCGTGACAGGCGTTGGGGTAGGTGTTATGCACTCTCCACCGTCCTTGATGCGTGTCGGATCACAAGGATCAGCACAAACTTGAGCTTGCCCAGTAGGATCTATTTCATACGGCTTAAGGCATGTTCGCCCGACGCCTGGTTCTCCGCTTGTCATGACTTTTTCTCCCAACTTAGTTCTTTACCAAAAGCTTCATTCTCGAATACCTCTCTTGCTATTTCTCCAGCACCGCAATCAAGCATGAGTGTCTTTATGTGATCCCAGACAAGCATCATAATATCGTACTCTAATGCATCGTATGCAGCATGATATTCTGGCGTAAACTCGTGGTCTTCCTGTGGCTCACCGTACTGCTCTCTGAAGACTATGAGCCTGTCTTCAACCTCCGAAAGGACGCCGCTGTTTTCAGACATCATCGTGCCAGTGCCGAGCTGGGCATCAATGCACTTTACTGCTAACTCAAATAGGCTGCTCATAGTCCTAGCGCCTTTCGTGCGGCACGCTTAGCGCCCCACTGCGTCTTAAAGCCTTCGCCTGAGCTGGCAACTATCCGACCATTCTTAGCCTTTAGATTCCATCGCCACTCACCTGATTCATCTTGAAAGATATTAACCTTCATTGAACTTCCTCCTTTTCTTAGCAATTAGTTCTTTAGCCTGCTTGACAAGTATCTCAGGGGTGATGTCTTCGCACGGTAGCGTATAACCCTCTTCGATACCAAGCACATCCTCAATCATCTCAAGACGGTACTCGATATTCTGTAAGGCTACCTCGACATTGACCCACTGATCCTTAATATCCTCGGGTGTAATGTCCTCGCCCAGTATCTCACTGGCGTGTGATGCTATCTCTTTTTCTTTATCCACGATTCATCCTCCTAGTTTCTTTAGCTTCTCTTATCGACTCATCTGAATGGTCGCAGCCTTTACCGCGACAGTTGTAGCCCAGTATCTCTCGTGGACACTCGTAGGCTGACGATGCAAGTGACAGCCCAGCAACAATGCCGAATATCCCAAACATTACGACTACCTCTATCATATTGCCCCCTCTCGGTTATAAGCTTCAATCGCCTGCTCAGACACCAGGTAGTACGGATACTCTGGGTTACGGCCATACTGCTTAGCTGGGAGTGTACCTTGCTTGATCAGCGAGATAACAAACCGATAGCTTGCTTCTAGGCTGTCTGGGCTTTTAGGTGATAGGATGAGGCCATTTTCTGCGACCTGCTTCGGTGTATACCACCGCTTCCGATATTTTACGATCATATTTGCATTCTCCTTAAGCAATCATCTATTACGTTTTCTGGATGTGGTGAATCAAGTTTTGACTCATCCACGAGCTGTTTTGTTGGTTTGTATTGATTTGCGTCGAAGTCGTAGTCTGGTCGGTAGCCTACGTAGCTACTAATGCAATCATTTACGCTTCTTGTAGGTTCGCTTTGGTTTTTCGGTAAAGTCTTGATCAAGAAAACTATCATCAAGAAAATCAATCCGAGCAATAGGTTCAAACTTAGCCTTTCTAACTTTTTCATCTTTGCCACCCTCCGACAGTGAGTCCATTGCCTTATCAAACAGGTCATCGACATCACCAAACTTTAATTTTTCTAATGCTGACGAGCCTACATCGCCGACAAACCATCGCCCCCAACGGCGCATATACGCTTTGTTATCTAGTTTTACGATCTTCATTCCGTCACCTCCTTTAGGATTGACCAGTTACGACCAAACTCGTGCATGTCTTTATACGCTCGTGCGGTGTCAGATACCCCGACGATTTGGACGGTTACTGCTTTGCCAAACTGAAGCGGTGATACCTTAATGATGTATACCTCGTTCGTTTGTAAGCCAAAGGCTCGCCCAGTGAACTTAGCCTCGTAGCGTCGGAAGATTAGCCGTGGCTCTTCTATTGGTTCGTGGGTTTCTCGCTCAATCGTGTTGATATTCTCAAAGTACGGTAGATCACCCTTATAGACATCCTTCAAGTAGACTAGCTCACGTGCCTTTATAAGCGCCTTTACAAGTCCAGGTGTTATCTTGTGCCAATACTCAACTATCTTGGCTCCACAGTGGTCGCAATACTTCGTCTCGTCGTTCATTGGAATATCGCTCCGAACTTATCTCGCTTCGGCTTATTCCTAACTTCGAGGCTCTGCATCTGACCTTGAACTTCACGTCGTTCTTTGTAAAGCTCTTTGAGTTGCTCTTCAAGTCTGAACCACTCTTTTTTATCTCTTGCCACAGCTTGATCTAGTCTCACTGACATGATTCGTTTGTTGACTTCAGCCAACCAATTCACGCCACCTGACACTGATGTTATTTTGTAATACTTACTCACCTTGTCGTCTCCTTTAATGTACTTCCATTATCTCTCTACTTTCACCGACTGTCAACTAGTTTATGCACAACAATCAAGTGCTTTACATATTTCAACTAGGTAGTGTATACTTCTAACTAATCAAGTTTGACGACTTGGTTCCTTGCGGGATACCAACTGTAGGTAAGGGATAGCTAGGTAAAAGAAACCCAGGTACAGTCAACCGACCGACCGACGCACTGAAGCTAAACTCATATAAGGTACTAGAAAGGTTAACACCTAGTACAGTAAATAAAAGCCTTATAGCTTTAGGGGGAGGGAGAGAGGGAAGGCCCAGGATAGTTCGGAGGGTACTCACCTGAGCCGTAGGCAAAATGGAGTGGGAGTGGCCTGTTGCATTTGTGCTTATGGTATGTTTATAATTAGTCAAGTCGTCAAACTAAAAACCCCCACATCCCGCGGGGGTTTTACTTATGCATGGAAAAGCTGAATCTATTTTACTAACAAGTTAGCTATGAATACAATGAGTGCACCAATAGCTATACCTAAGACAATAAGCCACTCAGCATTGAGCTTGTATTCTCTATCAAACTTGCGCTCAAAAGCCCTACGAGCGTCGTAGCCGCGTCTTCGTGCTTTAGACAGTGGATCAATTGGTTTTGGCATTTGCGTAAGCCTCCGTAGCATCTACTGCGGCCTGAGACGGTATGTAGATGATAAGTGTCCATTTAATTGCTTCGACGGCATCAGTGCCAGTGATTTTGCTTGCTACAGCTAGAACGACGAACGCCACCATTGCGAGTAGCGCAGTTAATAGTTTCTTACTCATTTCAAACCCCCTAACCTACTTTTAATTGCTGCTATGATCTTCGATAGTAATCCAGCTGAAGGTGTAACAATCTCAGCTACCTTATCTACGGCCTGGTCTTGTGAGACTGGTGCTTTGAGAGCGTCTTGATACTGCTTGGTAACTTGAGCGACTTGCTTCTGTGCCTCGGCGAGTGCTGCTTTCGCTGCGGCTGCATCAGCGGCGTTAGCTGCGGCTTCTTTTTCCTTGGTAGCATATTTAGCGCTTGCAGCGTCCCTCTGAGCCTTTAATTCGCCCTGAGCATCATAGATGAACTGCATACCAGTTCGGCCGTCTTTGGGGCCTTCTGGTGGTCTCTGAAGCACTATCATATAAGCATCTTTGTATTGTTGATCGTTCATTGGTGGTTCTCCTACTGGTGCATTAGTTAGATTCTTGGGGCGCAACACACCAAGAACATAATTGTAATTGTGTCTGACTCTGGTAACTCGGTATACACCGTTCCAGTTCTGGTCATAGCTCATGAAGTAGTTAGTATCGCCTTCACCATCACAAACCGCGATATGGCCGTAGATATTACCTGGTGTAGCTGTCCAGACCATAATGTCGCCCTTACGCGGTACAAAGTCTGGAGTGTTAGCTATGCGCTCGTAGAAGGCTTTGATTGTAGGTAGGTTGTCATATTGCTCATATACATCACGAGCACCGCCCGTATTAGGGGTTGGTAAATAGGTTGGGCCACCAATCTCTTGTGAGTATTGTGCCGCCCAGTCATGGCATTGGTAGGGTTGGGCGGCTGGGAAACCATCACGATCACACTGCCTGCCGTTCCAGCGAGCTATGATTGCGTCTACGTCTGCGTATGTTGCCATGATTATCCCTCCATCACCTCTTACGCTTATGATAGCCCTGAATGACTATGCCGTAAAGCACTATTTCTTGACATCTTGATGCTCGACAGTCTCGTACTTCACTTCCATCTCTTCGACTACCTGCTTACCGACATGTTGCTCCTTAATGTTTTCCATCAGTGCAGCTAATCTATCACCCTGCTGCACGGTAATTTCTGCTAGGTGTCCGTTGCGTTCCTTCGCTTCGTCGGCGGTCTGTTTCGTAGCATCAGCAATCTCTTTATTCGAGGTAGCGACCTTCTCAAAAGCATCAGCCATCTTTTCATGGCTCTTATTCTGATCACCTATGAGCTTAAATAGCCCTGCGATAGTCAGGCTGAAAACCCCGATTGCTGCTACGAGTACTGCACTATCCATCGTTAAAATACCTGCACCTTAAACGCATACCCAATATATGAGAGCCCCCCTGCATTAGTAGCGGTATTTATTTTTAATGCTCGTGAGCCTGCGGTGGTAGTCTGCTGCCAGGAAAATACATAGCTTGGCTCGGCTACGCTCGATTGCACATCAACACGCTGCTCTTCGACAAGTGTGCCATCCCAATACAGGCGGCCAAAAGTTATTACGTCTGGCGCAGCACCAACACCACGCGCAGTTATGCCGCCCTCAATAGTAATTTCCGAGTCTACTAACAGCGGTATAGTGGCGAGTGTAATATCTCCCGTACCAAGGTTGCTCCCGAAGAACGTAAACGTCAGTGGCTTGTATGGTTTGCGCAAGCAAATGCGATTACCCAGACTATCTATACCTGATCTGCCGATATTGCAGGTAGTCGGCACTGTTCGCTCTGGCTGACCTTGATTAATACTCGTCGAAGCGGCGATTGTAGTAGCGCCTGTGACGACGACGCCAAGTCGAATACGCCCAGCTGCTAGAGCTGGTGATGCTGCATTGTTTGTTACCTCGGTGTAGTAAAGTGTGCCCGTGTTGTCTACATCGACATAGGTATCTTTAGAAGCTGTGAAAGATCGGTTAGCCACAGCATCAATAGAAACAACCTGGCCACCGAGACAGATTATCCCAGCCGTCATAGACGCATTGCGAGTTGATGCGTAAGAATCACCAGTCCACACGCAGCCAGTCATCACGTGGTCAGCTACATCATACTGCCGCCATAGCGGTAGGTTATTATTTGTAGTCGATAGATCACCATTTGAAATACCATACAAAAGGTCATACAGATAATCTGCTGTAAGTCTTTTACCTTTCTGTAGTTGGTCTAATGAGCTCATGGTTACTCCTTTTGATTATCTTATGACGGCGTGCTCGGGTTGGCAACCGTTTGCTGATCGCTTAGTTTCTTTGCTTGCTGATTCAACACCTTGGCTACATCTGATCGCGGGCTTTCAAACTGCACCTCTAGGCTACTTGGTTTAAGTGTTACCTTTTGGATTTGCAGCACAAACGTTGAGTAATCGTAGAGTTTATAGTCAAGCCAAACGTCATCTAGGATGATTGAGTCAATGCGCTGAATACCCCACTTGCCGATATTAGTCAGGTTAATAGTCTGGCCAGGTAGTAGGTTCTCGATGATATAACCACTATTCCCATTCACAGGAACATCAATCACTGATACGCGCCCCTCGATAGTTGGGCTACCCTTTTCACTAAGAACCTTTGAGATGGCCTTGAGAGCCGTTGTAGAGCTTGTAACGCGGTTGTCGGTAATCTGAGTAGCGTAGCGGCCATATAGGTCGATGCTGCCCTGCTTTGTGCCTTTGACGTAGAGGTTTGTGCCACCAGTCTGACCACCAGTGAAGTAAACGAGGTTTGCCATATCGCGGTCGCTGATGTTAATTTCAGGATCGCTAATGTTCTGGCCGACTATAAAGCTATATTCTGGATCGTCCGACCGCTCACGGAAGTAGAGTTTGCTGGCTGCTACATCTACCACGAAGTACCAGTTACGTGGCGCGTACTGTAATGCTGCCTTAAGTGCATCAAGGATGGTTACATTTTGAATAGTAATTGTTACATCGGTATCGGCGGCGTCTGATTCTGTATCGTTCGTATAGAGAACAGACCCACCATCATACGTTACTTGTCCGCCAATACGGGTATATGAGTCAAGCACGTCTCGGATGATGAAGGCTGGATCAGTGTCGGTGTATGAGACGGTTGTCGAGTACGTACCGAAGTAGTAAACGATATGGATGTCTTTCGTAGTATCCTCAGTCCAGCTTGTACCAGAGTTTGTACTATTCCACACCGTACCATCAGTATAAAATGACGTATTCTGAAGCACTGTAGCAATGCCCTTAATAACTACAAAGTATTTCTGACCGATCTGTAGCTCAAGTGGCGTTGAGAAGGTCGCTACGTAGACGTTCGCACCAGAGCTATTGTCGTAACCTGATGAGCGTACATCGGTTGCAACAGATATTAGGTCGCCAGGTTGAGTACCGTTGGCATCGTAGATGCATATTTGCTCGTCTGCGAGCACGGTCGTAGACCACAGCGATATTTGAGATAGGTTTGTATATGGCGGTATAAAACCCTGTGCAGCCCAAGTGGTTGTAGCTGAGATAGACTTTGGACTAGAACCACCAATAGTGCTTGCTGATCCAGGATTGAAAGTAGTGGTGCTAACAACTTTCTCAAAGCTGTAACGCCCCATATCGTTTGAGCGAGCGATGCTAGTAATCTTGAGATTCTTTTTGTTGGCCATTACGCCAGTGATCTTACCGTCGTAGATGAGTATTCCGTCGGCACGAACTTCGTCGAAGGTGTAGATCTTAATGATCGCACCAATCAGATAATCTTCATCGACGTTATCCATATCCTCAGCAATCTCGAAGTCGTAGCTTGAGCCAGCGCTGTTAATCTCATTAGCGATAGCATAGTCATCAGATACAGTTGTAAGCTTCTTAATGAAAGTCTCGTCTTTGTCGTATAGCTTAATCTCAGTCTGTTTTACTCGTGGAGTATCAGGGTAGTCCACTGTGTCATCATATTCAATCACTAACCTAGGTTCATAACCATAGTCATTTGGCGTATAAAAGAATACTTTGTCAGCATTGCTTGACCCACCGTAGTCACCGTATACGTTATTTACTAGACGGTTTGAAACTAACATCAGCGATGTAAAGCCTGTCAGGTTAATATTCTCAGCCATTGCGGTAGTAGATACAAAGTCGTTGGCATCGTCCCCGAACTTAAGCTCAGATGCCTTGTGAACCCCGACAAGTGGTAACTTATCTACAACCTTTGTTGTATTAAACCAGTCGTCAATATCGAGACGATAACCGTAATTATAAGCACGAGCCTCAACCATCCATCCAGCTACAGAGTTTTGATTGCCCGAACAGTACATCTGGAGGCGAGCCGATATAATACGTGCGCCATCTGGGATTGCTGAGGTGTCAAAGCGGACATACCCAACTTCAGCACTCGTTGCGTTCCAGGTTTGCCCAACATTTAAGTTGTGGTAGAGAGCTAGGTTTGAACTAGCGTAGATGCAGCCACCACTAAAGCCAAGGTTATTATCTGTTGGATACGAGAACGCAGAGTACAAGTCACCATATAACCCATCAGCCTTAATGGTCATGCGCTTGCGGATTGCATTCAAGTCCTCAATAACTGCGGTCTGGGAGAACGTGTAGTAAACACGGATTGTCGTACCATCGAGCTGGGTAGTCCCACCACCAGATAGAGTATCGGTGACGCGTAATCTAAACACGCCGTTGGCAAAGTCGGCCGCCGACCAAGTGCGCCCCCACGTATCGGTGGCCCCACCAATGGTATAGGTAGTAATACTGGTAGATAAAGCCTGAGACTTTGACGCAGTAAAACTAGAACTAGCATTCCAGGACAGGTCGGTTGCGAGTGAGTGAGTACCACTAGTAGTCTTAGCGGTTAGTAGCACCTCTATACCAACTACTGTAGCCCCTGTTGGGATGGTTATGCCGTAGTTGTAGTAGTCTTGTTGTCTACCAGTAACGGTGTTTGTAGCGTAGTTACCGTCAATGATCAAACCGTTGCTCGGAGTGGTGAATTGGTTGGCGGCTGCCCCAGTTGCGCTAGGAGTCTTAGCGTCGGTTCTAAGTGCAGACTGAGCATTAAAGTCATCAATCTTACCAATGGTTGTTGAGCCTTCAACAGCATAGTTACCACACTGAGACTGCAAGCTCACGTTGCCAACGTCAAATGGTGTTGCAAGTGTAAACGCTGTTGTCCATACTTCACCATCTGTTGAGTATTCATAATAGAGTTTGCTAAAGCGTTCTTTGATCTTGAAGTAGATATGCGTGGTTGTCGAGTAGGCCGCACTGTATACGTTCGTGCTCACACCAGCTATCACCTTAACAGCGTAGATGGTGTTGCCCTGAATCAGCCAGTGAAGCTGATTAGATGCGTCTTTCTGAGCCAATACAGGTATGACTTGCCATGAAGTAAGTGCCTGGTTGCCAGCGCTAACAAGCTTGGCACTTATCTCACTATCTGTTAGATCGTAGTTAATGTTTGAGTAGACACCACGATAAGCGGCGGCTAACGTACTAGTCAGCTCAAGTTGGCTATTAGTCTCGGCGACACCAGTACCAAAAGACGTCCACTTGGACGTATCAAGGCTATTGTCGTTGAAGTTGTCAAACTGATCGACTGCCTTTGGTATGCCGTCGTGCAACGCCATTAGAAGTACCCAGCGTAATACGTCAAGGTTAGGTTGATGTTGCGAGCCGTCATAGTATCACTGTATTGGAAGCGACGCACGCCTGGCTTGAAGACTGGGAACGTACCAAAGTATTCAACATCCACACCGTTTACCTGAACAGTGCCAGCCTTGCTATCAATAACTAGTATGTCCGAAGCCGACCAGATGCGAGATATGGTGATGCCAAGGCCAGTAGTAGCATCAAGCGCATTTACCTCCTGCACTCCAGTAGATGTAAGTGAAGTAAACGTAATGGTTATCTTCGGAGACATTGGGGCGGTTCCGTTGACTGGGAACTGATCAATGCGGTAAGCCGATGTCATCGAGGAGAGGGTTAGCCCAGTTGTGATCGTCTGATCATACATAAACGGATCGTAAGCCGTGAAGCCGAGGTCAAACGAAGCGTAGCCACCGTTAAACTCGTTGATTATGGGGTTATCACAGACTGCCGTAAGCTGTCGCTGCACACCAGCCATATCAGTAATGACTTTAGTCTCATCAGCGTTAAGAAGTGTGCCTATGAGCGTATTGCGGGTGGTCTCAGCTAATGTACGGTTCGGTTGGATGATATGCCCTAGAATATTAAACTTACGCGCCCCATAGCGCTTATATACGTATTTAGCACCATTCGCGCGGGATAGCTCCTTCGATGATACGTCTATGTTTGGCACAGCCTGAATATGACGGTCAGTAATAAGTACACCGTCGATCTGCGAGATGTCGATACCGTTGACGAATACTGTGGTCATGCCTGTCATACTGCTGCCCCCCTTACTACGGTTTCAAAGTTACGTGCTAAGCGATCGAGATACGCCTGCTGATCAGTCTCGCCGTTGAGGATCGTGTCACCATATACGTAGGTATTAACTGCCGCACCACCGCCAGACTGGAGGTTCTGGGCTGCTAGACCAGCTGAGTTTGGTCGCACCGAAGCCGACAAGACAGTATCAAGGTTAGCCGCGCCGTTCATTTGCTCAGAAACCATAGCCATAGAGTCGCGCGCGGAAGCCATAGCTGCTTTTGTACCTTGTTCTAGCCCAACACCCATACCCTGCATAATGAAGTTACCCTGCTTGGCCATGAGTTTAGATGGCGAGCTAATGCCGAAGAAGCGCTTAACCGCATCGAGTGAGTTGCGACAGATGTTCTTAATGGTATCCACTACGCCACCAGCACCGTTCTGAATACCACGAATCAAACCGTTGATGATGTCTCGGCCTGAGTTGACGAATCCATCTATCCAGCCCCGCACCTGGTTATATGCATCAGCGATTGGGCGCACGATATTGTCTCGCGCCGCATTGAGCATACCGCCGAGCCATCCGACAAGGCCGCCGATAACGCCGCGTACAAAGCCGCTAATAGCGCTAAATATGCCAACAAAAGCGTTGTAGACAGGGGATAGGAATGCACCCCAGAGCCAGTTGAATAAAGCCTGGAATGGCACAAGAACTATCTGAACGATAGTGCTAATGATGGTGAAGGTTATCTGAGCAATGGCGTTCCAAATGGTAAACCAGAAGTTCATGAAGTTTTGGATGTAGGTCATGACGGTCAGGATTGGCGGTACAAGTGTATTGTAGATAGCTGCGCCTACTGTTGTGACTGTCTGGATGAGCCAGTTGAAGAAGTTAATGACCTGGGTTACAACGAATATAACTGCTATGATTGCTGCTACAATCGTGCCTACTGCTATAACGAGCGGTGCTATAGCTCCCACAATAAGCGCAATGAGCACACCCTTAAAGAAGTCCATGTGCTGCGAGATGAATGCAATAGCTGGCTGTAGCGCCTGTACTAAGTTCTGCCAAAGCTGTTTGATAGTGCTTGTAACAGCGTCAATAACTGGTTTGACGGCTGTCATAATCTTTTGCCAGCCACCAAGCTTCTCAGCGAGCCAGTTTACACCTATACCGAGCGCCGTAATAGCCGCACCTGCTGCCACAAATGGCCAAGCAAATGTTGCTGCGGCTGCGATGAACGGTAGTAGCGCAGCGGTGGCGGCTACGAGAGCGGCAACCAGAAGCCCACCAATCATACCCGCAATCACTGGGAGTAGCGGTTTGAGCGGGCTGAGCTTGTCCATGAGTAGCTGGAACGCACCTGTCATACCACCGACCTTATCAAGAGCTGTGTTTATCCAGTTGAGCATAGGAGTAAGCCCCTGCACAATCATGCCACCGATGGCTTCTTGCACATCGTTGAACTGGTTAGCAAGCTTAGCAAGCGCACCACTGAACGTGCCACCCGCTGCCTGAGCACTGCCACCAAACTCTTTAGCAAGCTCAGCCAAGATGTACTTTTGAGCCTCTGCCTGTTGGCCAGTGTCAACCATATTCTTGATTACTTCTTGCTGGGCGTCGTTAAAGTTCACGCCAACACGACGAAGGGCCGTAACACCATTTACAGGGTCTTGAAGGGCTTTACCAAGCTGGATTGAAGCACTCTTTGTATCCTCACCGAGGGCTGTAGCCATATCGAGCACGGTACTTGTAGCTTGCGGGAATACGTCTTTCCCAATTGATGTGAAGGTCAACAGCATATTCTCAGCTGATCGAACCTGCTCATCGCTAAACTTGGTCGAGCTTTGTAACGCACTGGCCAGCTCAGTAACCTTGTCAGCTGTAATCCCTGCAACGCCGCCAGTCGATTTGAGGACTGCTTGGGTCTGGGCGATCATGTCCTGACTCTCACTGAAAGCCTGGACAGACGTAACGCCAACCGCAATGATAGCGGCACTTAGCGCGGCGAGGGGGATAGCGGCTGCTTCAGCACGACTCTGAAACTCAGCCAGCTTACTCTTAACCTGGTTCTGCGCAGCGTCAAACTTACTGGTATCTAGTCCCAGTTCATAATGGATTGAGCCGACGCTTTGACTTGACATGGTTTAACCCTTTACATTCCTTACTTCTTGTAACACTTTCTCCAGCCCTTCAGCCTGTTCTTGTAGCTTCGTGACTGTTGTACGACCTTTGTCGCCAGACATGCCAGTAGAGACCTCCAGGATGCCGTCTAAACGCTCCTTGGCCTTCAGTTGGTACATAGCATTAACCAGAGCAAAGAATGCTATAGCGTACTCAGCAAGCGTCTGCTCGCGTGTGTATCCATAGAATCTAATAAACTCTGGTACTAGCATTATCCAGCTGTCTCCACTTTTGGGCTTGAGCTATCGAAGCTAACGCCTTTCTCGACCAATTCTTTGTTGTCTGCTGGGGTAATGTGCTCGGTAATCTGAGTCAGCACGTCCAACTTATACTGAATATCAATATCTGCACCCTTTAACTCTGGGATGAGGTCGCTGATAAGCTCGGTGAAATACTGATCAGCCTCGAATATCTGATCTTTAGTAGCCTTTTCGGGATCCTTAAAAACTGAGCCAATCTTATTGATCATAAACAAATGAGACATCTTCGGTGGATTACAATCAGTTTCTTCGCCACCGAGGTTGATCTTGAATGCCTTTGGTTTTAGTTCGTCGATATTAAGGCTCATTTTATACTCTCCTTCCAGTTAAACATTCTTCAATATTCCAGCCGTAGACATAGAGCCTTTGGGCAAGTGTTGACCTATTCACGCCTAGCTCTTTAGCCCACTCACCGAGCGTTTTACCATCATATAGCGTAACAACACTCCTGTTTCTGCTTTGCTGTGACTTTGGTATCCACTTGCAGTTGATTTTATTGTAGCCAGCCTTGTTATCAATACGCTCTAGTGTTAGGCCCATCTTGTATCCTGGATACATATCGCTGTAAAAGTTGTCAAAACTCTTCCAATCATCACATACATCAATACCCTTTGCCCCATAGTTTTTGTATGATGTGCTATATTTTTTGGTACATCTTTTCACCATATTCGCCCAGGTGACGTAAAAGGGGTGCTTACTATCTATGCCTTCTGGCAAGAGATACCTTTTTCTCCAATATTGTTTATGCCTCAGTGCCATGTCGTCTTCTCCTAACTTATTACATTGGTATTACGATACGTCAATTGTACAGTAAGCTTAAATATTTTGGCATACTCAAGATCGCGGGTAACATCTTCAATATTCCCCAGCACAAGCATACTGTAGATGTAGTTATTAGATACCGTCGTTGAGTGCATACGATGGATATAGTGCTTCACCTGGTTGAGTTTATCAACGGCGGTAGATGCATTGGTATTCTTGATGTAGATGTTGATAACCGCTTCTTGCATTGGTACGTAGTTATTCTGTGATCCACCAACTGCTTCGAGCCAGATGGCGTCTGTGTTTTCAGGTATGTAGCCCACAAAGATATTAGTGTTGTATGTACCAAAGCCTGCGGTCTGCAAGTAGTAGGCCATTGCCAGTGTTACATCATTCATACCCGAACCCTCCCAGCGTGCTTAGTTATAGTGCCGACTAGCTTCTTGACCTGCTCGTCACCTGATTGCTGCAAGAAGTGTGCGCCTGTACCTGAAGTGGTGTAGTTGCGGACACGACGATTAGCAGTACCACCAAGCTCCTGGAAGCGTGCATATTCAACCCAGTAGCTCACTCTCCACAAAAGTAACTTCATCTGACGTATATCGCTCTCACGACGAAGAGCACCCTTGTCGAATGGTGCACGCTGACGAGAACCGATGAGAATATCTTTTGCAGTCTCAGCAATGGCATCATCCATTATGTTAGCCATCTCCTTAGCAAAGACTGGTAGTTTATCAATGACAGTGACAGATGCATTTGCGCTCATGATATTTGCCCATACTTAAGTAGCTCTACCTTAAGGAACTGCACAGTCGGGTTATGCAGCCTGCGAGCTTTAATAATGCGCTCTACACGGAAGTATTCGTTGTCGATCTTGAGAACATCGCTGCGCACAACGCCGCTATCTGGTTCAAACCATGCCATTGCGTCAGAGTTGATCTGTTCGTTAGCTCCACCACTAACCTGCTCAGTAATGTAGCGAAAGTGGCAAGGCAACGGAGTTAGCGTCGTACCAATAAGGTCGCCGTAGCCATTCCGCGTTTGCGTGACCTTATATGCGGTTTGAAGCATTGGGGGTTTCATCTAAACCCCTGGGAATATCAATTTGAGTTTATTCAGTGCATCTTTAGTCTGCGAGCTGGCAAACTCAACACTATAGCCTTCGATTGATTCTCGTGTAATGTTTTGCGTGTTGCTGACCTCTGCTTCGAGTGAAGCAAGCAGTGCGTCCTTAACGATAGCGAGTACGTTAGCATCTGCGTTGATACTGAACTTAGCGGTTACAGCTACGTTATTCATACCGCACCAAAACTCACCAAGACGGCTGCGTAGCCAGGTCTTCATAGTGCGGTTGCGTGGCTCGGCAATGTACTGACCAGTTGTGAGCGTGGTGACGTTGTTTTCGTACTGATCTACATAAAAAACAGCACTTATGTCAGTGCATGGGTCAATAGTGAGGTTCTCTACGTCACCATCGTAGTAACGAGTGGATGGTGAGACGGCTTCGACAGATGATCCGATGATCTTTTCAATATAAGCTTGATTTGCAGCGTTGACAACAGTGAAGGCGGTAGCTTCTTCAGCAGTGAGTGGCCTACCGAGGCGAGCTTCTAAGTCTGATTGAGATACTAGTGACATATTTTACCCTGTTTTAATAGTCTTTTTTCGACGCTTCTTTACTATCTGTTGGTAGTTAATAAAATCGGCTCTGCGCTTATTATGCTCTCGCTTAGGCTCGTTATCAATACGCTCTAGCTTTGAAACACCGTTCCGTATTTCTCGGACGTTGAGGATTGCAGCGTTGAAGTAATCATATAAAAGCATAACTTGATTCTAACACAAAAAGAAACACTGGGCTTGACAAATGTCAAGACACCAGTGAATCTTCTGTACCTCTGGCTTAAGAGATAGCGGCTGGCCCAAATCGACCGAGCAATCGACCATCAGTTGCGTTGCGGCTTTCGTCAACGAGTGCAGTGAAGGTAACTTCAAAGACCGACTGTTCGTCAATCTTGTAGCTGACCGTTACTGGTTCAGTTGAAACAGCTTTAAAGAACGTGATAGTACGTCGACCGTCGACGTTGTTGGCTTGCGGAGTGATCACCAGCTGGAGAGCAGTACCACGGAGGCTGAAACCTGCCTTAGCACCGAAGTGATATTGCTGTGAGGATGAACCCACATCATAGTCGCCTTCAGGTACTAAGTAGGCCAGGATTCCAGGTGTAATCTCGGCTAGTTTGAGCTTGATTGAAGCCTTTTGACCAGACAATACGTAATCGACAGGTGTCTTTCCGTATAAGTCAGTCGTTACTTCAACAAACTCACGACCAAACTCGATCTCAGCGCCATCTACGGTGTGACCAAGGTCAACACCACCAAAGGTAACAAGGCTGCCTGCTGCAACGTATAGGTTGTTAAGGTTTGCCATATGTAGTTACCTCCTTTAGATTACGCTTAAGATACGTTACCAGTACCGATGATGGTGAATGCACCGTTGAATCGGGTTTGAGGTACACAACGAAGCGTAGCTCGCATTGCCCATGCATCCTGAGTGATCAGGTTGATGTCTGAACCGCCAGCATCCTTAACCGTACCAGAGTCGAAGACTTTGGTTTCGAGTAGACGCTTAACGTGAATCATCACGCGGCCAAGATCACCAAAGACTGCGAATGCCTTGTTAGCACCAATGGCGCCGTATTCTGGCATCACGTCTACTAGCTCAACAGGTACACCGTCGATCATTGGGGTTACTTCAGTGCCAACAGGCCCGAAGAGGTATCCACCAGTAGTAGCTTCTTTAGTCTGGCGAAGAACATTCCATACGCTTGGGTGCATGAAGAATCGTGCATTTCGGCGGATAGAAGCAACAACTTTGTAACGAGCGTTCATAGCATCGTCAGCGTCAAAGTTGGTGATAGCTGCACCAACAGTTTGCGTAGCGTAAGCCTTAGCAATGGTTGGTGAAAGCAAACCGTAAGTTGAGTCGGTGAATACCAACTGATCAAACAGTTTTGCACGAGCACGTGCAATCTCGTTAGCTGCGTCGTTGAACATGTCAATTGCAGCATCTTCGACAACTTCACTGGTCATGACGAGAGTAGCGATGTACTTGTCAAGAGCTACAGTGCTGTAGTCGTAAGTTAGCTTCTGTGCGTTTTGCGCAGTAGCTTCACCAGTCTTGGTGAACGATATTTCGTTCGTACCCTTGAGCAGTGTTACGCTATCGCGATCAGTTGATCGGACATTAGCGAGACGTGCTGCAACACCGTAGTCCTGAGTCAGACGCTCTACTTCAGCGATAAACTCTGGATCAGGTACGAGTGCGCCACCATCTGCGGTAGTCGTTACGTTCTGATAGTTAGCTTTGTTGACATCTTGCCATGCCTTGTCAACGTAGGTGTTGTACTCGTGTACACCCTGGCTGTCGCCATTCTTGAAGGCTTTAACAGCACGAGCAAAACGAAGTTCCTTTGGAAGTGAGCCGTAGCCCTTATCCAAGGTCTTCATTGCTTCTGGCTTGTCAGAGTCAGCGTGAATGGACTTCTTAGCAACCTTTTCAGCTGCTTCGGCCTTAGCTTCTTGCATTGAACTAAGTTCTTTTGCAATCTCTTCGGCTGTAGGAACTTTGATCAAAGCGGCTGCTTCTTTCGCAATCTCTTGCGATACAGCTGCATCAATCTCGATTTTAGTATCTTCCATTTAAGATACTCCTTTCTTTACGACCTTAATTACTCGTTCGATTTGATGATCGACCGCCTGCGCTTGACGCAGCATCACACGAACATGGTTTGATTTAGCCGATTCTTCTTTGGGTTCGCCATGGGCTACTTCCTTTAAAGTGGCAACTAGGGTTTCTAGCGTCTCAATGTTCTTGTTAATCTCAGACTCGCCCATCTCACTGTCTAAGATCTTTCGAGCGTAGCCGTTAGCCAGAGCACGAAGCTCAGCTGTTTGCTCGCCTGATAGTGACTTAGAAGCAACAAGAGCTTCCTGATTAGCTGGGATAGATACAACACTAAACTCTTTCATGAGTAGCTTATCAATAGTCAGTCCGTCGGCATTCCATTCCTGCACCATTCCACCGATTGAAACTGCGTTGAGGTAGCCATCAACGATGTAGTTATAAACCTTATTAGCAAACTGATCTTTAAGATAGAACTTAGCGCGAGCCATGAGCTTGCCGCTGTCCTTCCAGATTTTCGTAGTCTTAGCGATTGGTAGGTTGAAACCATCGTGACCCCACAGTACAACTGGGTTCTTCTTGTAGTCAGTAAGGTTGATACCATCGACGTTAATGCGCTCACCGTGAGCATCGAGTGCGTTTGTTGAAACTACAAACTCGACTTCGCCTTCTTGCAGCTTGGCGGCCTTCTCAATAATACCTGCGGACTTTATAAGCATGTGTTTTACCCTCTTAAAAAATAAAAAAGCCAAGAGACTTCCACTACCTATCAGGTGTGGGCGACGCAAAGCGTCTGGTCTCCTGGACTCTGAGATAAGCGTAAGCTAGTTTGTCCTTGATTGCAATACTTTTTTCTTGGTTTCTTTCGGATCTTCAAGATTTGTCATGTGTATATCAGTCAATACCTTGTATTCAAAGATCTTGCGACAGCTCTTGCACTTAATAGCGCCAATGAACATCGTACACTTAAGTTGCAGCACACCACACCCCTTGCAGCGAACATCTATCACAGCGTATCCACTTTAGCCTGAGTAGCGTCCGTGTTGGATAGGATTTCGCCAACCACTACACCAGCACTACCAGCAATTGTGTGTGCAGATAATGGTTCGTCCCAGACACCCTGTAGACTTGGCATAGTTGCAATAGCAGGAGCTACAGGCAATCCCTCTGCCCACAAGTCCAAGTTGCCAAGGTCAATAGCCACACCAGCAGGGTAGGCTACATTCACATCATCAACATAGAAGTATCTGTTCGTACCAGTAGCGTCAGTTGCCCCTGTAAC